GATGACTACAGCATTTACAACTTGGGAAGACATGACAGAGTTAGAGCAGGCTCAATGCACATTCTGGGATATGTACAAGGATGCTCACGGTTTCCGTCCACGTCACGTTGACACTTCCACTTGGACACTTGAGCAGTTCGAGCAAGAGTTTGTTGAGTTATCAGAAGTGATGAAAGCCAACGATATCCAACAAGGTATTGAAGAAGCGATTGCCGTTGAAAAGTTCGAACGCAGAGTTGCAGAACTAATTAGTATCGGTGCTAAAGACTATGCAATGGCTATGCGTTGGATTCACGAAGCTGAAGAGACCAATGGTGATGACAGTTACCTTGCTTGGTCTTTGGGCTTACCCTATATGTACTTCCGCAAAGCGGCTTAATAAGGAAATAAAATGGCAACAAAACGTATAACAAAAAGTGTGGACTCTGGAAAAATTGCTTGGCGCTATGCCGAGCCGCCGAAGAAACTGGTATATAGAGAAGCAGACTCAAAATACATTGGTGACGAATTAGAGTTCCCCAGCATCGAGGAACAGGATCAGTGGACTCACAGTGAGTACACATCCAAGGTTATGCGAGCACTGAACTGGTACAATGCTACACAGGATTATAAAACCGCATACAGTTGGCTGAGTTTATTCCTGGCACGTAATCCACGTAGAGCTAAACTGGCAGATCTGGCCAAGGATGGTACTCTGCGTACAGGACCTACAATTGGTTTTATCACACGAGCAGGACGTGTCGGTCTTAAACTTCGCTTCCATACTTTGCGTACCATTGTAAAGACAATTAGAGCCGCAGAAAATGATACCAGCGTAAGTGGCTTTAGTGTGCAAGGTGCCAAGGATCGTGCCAAAGCAGAAGCAGAAGCACTCAAGGCAAAAGCACCAACTATTCAAGATCGACTGGCAGAAAAAACCGCAGAGTGTGCTGGAGAAATTGAAGGACGTTTTGACGAGTTTATGGCAGTCAACGAGTTCAAAGGTGAGCCCAAGGCTGTAGACTTGTTGGTACAGTATAACATTCAACCGGCACATATGAAAACTATTGTTGCCCTAGTTGAAAAGCGAATTGCAGAATACAATGACATCATCTCAACCAATGACAGTCAAACTATTGAGGCTTACAAACATCTTGGCAAGCGCCAACTAACCGCTATCGTTAAATGGTGGACTCAGGCTCTTGCAGATTGCAACAGCTACGGTGTTATCAAGAAAGCCAGCAAGGCACCACGTAAGAAGAAAGCAGTGCCGCCCGAAAAGATTGTAGCAAAGATGCAACACCTTAAAGAGTTTGCAGAACTTAAACTTAAGAGTGCAGACGCTACTACAATTCTCACGGCACAAGAGCTCTGGGTCTACAATACTAAGACACGCAAGTTGGGTATCTACATTGTAGATCAATATGCAGGTGCCTTGGGTGTTAAAGGTACGGCCATACAAGGTTTTGATGCCGCGGCAAGTGTGCAGAAAACACTGAGAAAACCTGCAGAGCAACTCAAAGAGTTTAGTGCTAACGGCAAACCAGCCGCTAAGAAATGGTTTAAGACTATTAAGGCAACTGAAACTAAACTTAATGGACGCATCAATAAAGACATGATTTTGTTAAAGGTATACAAATGAAATATTTGATCTTAGTTCTAGCAGTAACATTAACTGCCTGTGGCGGAGGTGGCAGTAGTGTGGTAACGCAGGCAAATCCCTTTCAGGAAGCACTGGGAAAGCCGTTACCCACTCAACCAACAACACCGGTACCAACTGATCCTTTTGCACCTGTGGTAAAACCAAACGGAGGTTAATATGAAATATATCACTGAATTATTTTTATCGTTGCTGGCATTTTTCTCCCCTGCGGTACATGCCACTGACACATATAATCATGTAAACAATCAACTGACTATTCCAGCAGTAGTGTTGGCGGATACGATTTATCGTGATGTTGTTATTACAGTTGGCCCTATATTAACAGTGGGTGGTTCAAATCAAGATCCCAAATATCCTGCAAAGCCTGCGGATACCATGGATTCTTATGATCCATATAAAAATCAACTTACAATACCCAGTGTGAGTGCCTATGGTTTTGTATATTATGATGTGGTTATTAATGTTGGTGTAGTGCTGTCAGTTAGATCCAGTGAACCCAAAGCCAAAGACATTGCTTGCACAGAACAGTCTTCATTTAGCTCGTTAAACGCCAGTCCTATCTACAACTTTACTGGATTGAATAGTGGCTGGACAAATAAGTCAAGTATTCCCGGAGCAGATGCCAATGAGAATTTCGCTATTGCTTTTTCTAATTATTCTGCTATTGCAAAAGAACGAAACGACACGGCCCTTAAATCTACGCTAGTGTCTAAATTATATGGATGGGCAAATGCCAATGCATATCAGGGCAGTAGATTGTGCTGGTCAGCTACTACAAAGATGTGGGATCCTACCTGTACACAATGGATAGATCCCAATGGCAACGATCTGAGTGCCATACAAGATAATAATTTTATTATGGAAATGGTTGAGTCCTTGCGTAGGTCTTATAGCATACTCTCCGACTGGTCCAAGACCGCCGACCCTGTTAAACATGCAAAGATCATGGAATGGCTTACGTTCTGGGACGTTAACACTCCTGATCCTGATAACGTATTCTTTGGTCTGGGCATGGGTAGATTTCACTGGGAAATACAGCGAGTCAAAGAAACACAGGGCGTAGCGGCAACAGTGCCTTTGGTAAAACGTTTAATGGCAGGCATTACACCTTTGGTTAATGATGATGGGTCAATTGTTAATCGTACGACTCGAGGTAACCGAGGTATGTGGTATCATTATTCTAGTTTAAATGAAATTATGACTTCCATGTATCTTGCCAAAGAAGCAGGCGTTGCAGTTGATCCTGTGCTGGAAGCTCGCTTACATAAAGCAGTTGAATTATTTCTTAACACATTAGACGATCCTGGATACATTGTTAAATGGGCAAGTGCAGGTTATAACAATGGTGGCGGAGGAACGGCTCAGAACTTTAATTTTGCTAACTGGTATGATGAACCCTATGCAGGATCTTGGATTTATCTGTATTCTAATTGGTATCCATCAAATAGTAATGCTACAAGAATAAAACAAAAAGTTCCGTTTGCAACGGCAAAATCAGCAAGTCAAGACAGGCAATTTGGTATTCCACTAGGCTGTTTACTGTACTAACCTTAACTATAATCTCCCGCTAAATATACTTAACGGGAGATTTTTTCATGGCTATCAAAGACGACGTAATTAAGGAAATAGAACTTAGATTGGGCGGAGGCATGGTTGATGTCGAGCTGGATCTTGAGCACTATGAACTGGCAGTAAACAAATCCCTACGTAAGTATAGACAACGAAGCCAACGTGCCACAACAGAAAAATTCCTACCCTTAGAGATTAAATCAGAACAATCAGAATATCAACTGCCCATGAATGTTGTAGTAGTGCGTGATGTGCTATTAAGACAGACAGGTAATCTAGGTGCAGGTCCTACAGGTTCTAACTTTGATCCTTTTGACGCCATGTACCTAACTAACATGTTGTTGCAAAATGCTAATATGAGTGCTGGTCTAATTAACTATGAAATGTATGCACAACGTAGAGAATTATTGGCACGTATGTTTGGTGGTTATGTTACTCACACTTGGTTGCAAAATGATCACAAACTAGTTTTACATAGAAAATTTAAAGCCGACGATGTCGCGTATGTATGGTGTTTCGTGGAACGTGACGATGAAGATATTATGATAGATCCCTATGCGGGTAGTTGGGTTCGCGACTATGCGTTTGCACAGGCTAAATTTATTCTAGGTGAAGCACGTAGTAAGTTTAGCACAATAGCCGGTCCACAGGGCGGTACAAGTTTAAATGGTGATAACTTAAAGAGTGAAGCACAGGCAGAACTTGAAAAGCTGGAGCAAGATCTAATCAATTATGTAGACGGTGGCACACCTATGGGGTTCATAATTGGATAAGCAATATAGGATTACCAGTGAGACCTTCCGCCTTGAAGGCGATGATCCAACAATTCCTGATTCATATGTTGATCCTGTTGCACTGGCAGAACTTAAAAAACTGGCTGGCATAGACTCACTGAGTTTACTAAAGCCTTATACCGTACAGCCGCCGCAGGAAAACATCAGTGACACCGGCACTGAAAAATCACAATATCAAAAGAAGCACAATGTACGACCAGGTACAGACGAATGGTTCAAGTTATGGTTTGCTAGACCAAAATTAACTGGCGAAGATCCTACTCCTAAAAAGTAAATCCTAAATCGCGCAAAGCATTAATCAAACGGAAGTATTAGATCCGTCACAGCCAACAAAAGTAAATATCAACATAATGGAAATTCTTAAATTAAATTCGATAGCAGTATTAATAGATTGCTGGGATATGCGAGGTGATGTCACCGACAACTATTTGCAGGCATTTGAAGAGGTATACACAAATATTATTGAGTTCCTAGATCAAACACCACAGATTAAAATAGTAGTGCTAGCGTCCTATGACACCGAAGATTTTAGGCATGATAATGCGTGGTATAATAGCACAGGTAAATTACACAAAACCGCTGATACAATATTAAATTATGTCAACAAAGAAAAAAAACAAATTTCTTTGACATTATTTGATGACTTTGCCAACCTTCTTGCTCAAAATTCTGACATCGAAAATATTTATTTGATGGGGACGGGCTGGGACAACTGCATACAACATCGAAATATAGGCCTGTATCGTTGTTCGGAAATAGGTAAAAATATACTTATTAATACCAAATGTGTGTTTCATTCTGTAGATAGTATATTAAATTTGAAATATAATTTACGGTTCATTCACAGAGCAGGTGATATATATCAATTAAAAGGTGAAGAAAACACGTAATTACTGTTGACAATCATGCCTCAATGCTATATACTATCAGCATGAATATATATTTAGACATGGATGATGTTGTAGCAGACTGGATGTCAACTGCTCGGGAAATGGTACAACGTAACTGGGATTACGGACAAAGAATTCCAGATGCTGACTGGAAAAAACTACAGACACGACAACGATTTTATCGAGACCTTCCTAAAAAACCAGGCGCCGATGAACTTGTACAATGGTGCAGAGATTACAAAGAAAAAACAGGCTCGGGTTTATTCTTTCTAACAGCATTACCGCACGATTACACAATGCCCTATGCCGCCAGTGATAAAGTCTGGTGGGCACACGAACGCTATCCTGATATTACAGTATTCTTTGGACCATTTAGTCACGATAAATGGAGACATTGTAAACCAGGTGACGTCCTAATTGATGATCGTACTAGTAACTGCGACGAGTGGTATCGCGCAGGCGGTCTAGCACATATATATAAACAATGGCCTGAATGTAAAGTTTGGTTAGAGGAGACATTAAAATGATTATTGGTGTATGTGGTTTTATTGGCAGTGGCAAAGATACCATTGCAGACTATCTAGTAAACGTACACGGC